TATTGGGTTCGAATAGAAGAGTATTAGCAATATTTCTAACCTTACGTCTAATACTTATTAAAAGACGTCTAACATTAACACGATCAAGTGCAGACGAAGCTGCTTGTAATGTCTTCTGGCCCCAAACTGTTACACCTGTTCCTGGGAATGCAGTAATTGGGTTGATGTCAGCATCATATAGATCGTCAAGATTTGTCCTATTTAATCTAACGGTAGCCATTTCAACAGTCGACAGCGCGCCTCTAGTGAAACCAGCGGGTGCAAACCATGGATGCCCAAGTCTATCGTTGACTGAGTATGCACCCAGTACTGACGTTGATGGCGGCACTTGTACCAGTGCTTTTGTCGTAGGATCTGTAACTATCACGTCTGGGAAGTAAGCAGCAGCAAAAGAGCTATCTAGTGAGCGATTCTTAAACGCTGTAACTGTATTTGAAACGTGTGGAATTTGATCGCCTGAAGAGGCTGTTATCACAGTATTGTACTGGTCTCTTTCTTCAACATCCATGATGTACATGGCATCGAATCGTTGCTCCATTGAATTGATTGCGTAGTCTGTGACTGATGTGTGTCGCATGCCTGGGATTGCAAGTAGCTGAATATCTACATCTGACTTTGAAGCCATGACATCCACAGCTTTCCTGTATGAAGCAACAGTTGGTCCTGCTGTTTCACCCTGATTTTCATCATCAATCTCTCTTTTGACAGCAGCATTTAACATATTTGTCTTGTCTTTGTCAAAGATGTTTGTTCCGTCAAAGCCACCCTGGAGGAAATAAGTAAACTTAGCAAACTTTCTATTAGCAACCTTATCTAGATCGCTAACCTTAAAGCCGCGGGTCTTATTTGCTGCATTTGGTGAAATGCTACCAGCTCTTTCATATGACGCACTAAGCCAGTACTCTGAATCAGCAACGCCATCTGAGCCTGTCCTAACCTTAATATTTTCAAGTGTGAATTTATTGTTATTAAAAATATCGCTATCAACAACTGTTCCAGCAACATTAGCGTCACCAGCATTGTCTCCAGCCCAAAAGTCCATACTGTCGTCTCTGTGAGATGGGAAGTGCTTAACAAAGGAATAAAGTGACTGATCAAAAAGGCCTACTTTATTAGGCTCAGTTGCTGATGTCTTTCTTGTGCTCTGAACACCCCAATAAAGCCTGGTATCAACTTTCTTTTGAAGCCCTGTCCCCAAAGCCACGGTGTCCCTATACGGAACAGGAAGCTCAACAAGGCGCTGCATTATGTCTGTACTGTTAAAAACCTTTGGAGCTGCTTTGCTCTCACCCAAAAGAGAACCGCTTGTACAAAGATGTCTTGGGCCCCTGTACCCTAACGGAAGTGCAGTATCAGGTACTTCTGCTTTTTTCATTGCATTCGACATCTGTACTCTTATATACCGTGATCTAACTGGATGAGACCCATCAACTATTATTTTTTGCGACTCAGTATCATTATCAAAGTTATAAAATGCGTTTTTATCGCCAATTGCTCTTGCAATGTATCTGTCTGACCCAGGATCCAAGCTTAGACCGCGGAATGATTCTAGAACAACTTTTTCATCGTCTGTATCACTAAATCTTCTTACAAGAAGATCAAATGTACCATACGGATCTGTGTCTGATGTTGACTTGTTTAAGTTTTCAATAGATATTTTAAACTTTGTTGAGACTCCTGCACCGTCAGACAAAGCGTGCACTTTAAACAGATCGTATGGCGCGCCACCATAATCCTGTGATATTACGTAAGGAGCTTCTGCATGTGTGTAACGTGTCTCAAATGATTCGTACATTGGTACGTTTGCGTTTACAGTGCCTCTTGCTACTGACGAAGTTAGAAGAAGAGCAATGTCTTCCATCGCCCCTGCACTCTTTGTTGAGTAAACACCAGCTTTGATTGCGCCAGATCCTGTGACTGCAGCCAAGTCAGGATATATGTCGTAATGTGCATACAGTAGATGTCCTTTCTCTTCAATTTGCGTTGGGTCTGTATTAAAGACGTTTGCAAAATAGCTAGGGCTAGTCATATCAAACGATGCTGTAATGTGTGTCTTATTTGACACATCTCCCTTATAACCATTCATCAACATAACAAATTCTTGTGATGAAAGATTCACAGATCCTGTTGAGTGCCCTCTGAGACCATAGCCAATATTATCTGTATCTAAACTAGCATAATCAGTATCAGCGGGTTTTCTAGCATACTCAGACCCGGCAGATGTGCCTACAGCTCCGTTTCCGCTTAAGTGAAGTATAACACCGCTAGGTGCCATAAGAACACCTCGGAGAATCGGAACTGACTGTGCTGCAGATATACCTCCAGTAAAAGCTGAGGGTAGAGTTAATCCAGATGAGCCGGCTGGGGCTGTGATTGCTGTATTTCCTGCCGAGCCGGGAGTGCTTTGTGTTACAAGAACATTGTCACCAGATTTTGTTGCAACCATGTCTATGTCAGTACCAGCATTAATTCGCGTGACGATTTCATCGCCTGTAAGCCCTGCATCACCAGATCCTAAATCTGAATAACCAATGTCAACGGTAATGTCTGATGATGCATCATAAGAAGCGTGGTTGGTGGAAACTGCCTTGCCTCCGGTAAAGTTGAATGTTACGGTTACTCCGGCTGCATTCGTTAATGTGAAATCCTTAGTGTCAACAATAGAAGCTTCAACGCATGTGGTGATCAATGCTGTAGCAGCTTCTATGCCAACCGGGCTGGCGCTTTGAATTCCAGCTGAGCTAAATACAGTGCTTCCATTTGACTCTGACATAAAGCAGCCCAAGAAGTATGTTCTTCCGTTTACTGCTCTATCATCACCACTATTTGCGTATGGGTTATCTCCAAGAAGTCCGTTTGCCTGAACTGTTCTGTCACCAACAACAAATCCAGCATTCGTGACATTACCTGTAGTTGAATCTTTCTTCTTTCCGTTTCCTGCTCCTAGCACCCTGATATAGACTAGTGACTGTGCGCTTTTAAGCCATTCATGGACTGCTATCGGCCCAAATTTTTCACCGTCTGTTGCACCAAATGTATTTCTAAAGTCATCAAATGATGCAACTTTTATTGGTACGAATGCTGGGCCCTCAAGAGCCGTTCCAATAACACCCGCGGGCACACCGACTGGACCTACAATTCTAGGGCCAGAGAGATCAATTTCTCTAGTGCTAACGCCTGCTGATTTAAATGTTAATTCTGCCATTTATGATCTCCGTAATTTCCTCTATACCTTTAATTATGCTCATTCAAAACTTACGCCCGAATTTGTTATAATAAAGTCTATCGCGATGAACTCAACTGCTCTTGTAGGTACTAAAACTATTCTTCCATTAAGTCTATTTTGTTCAATATCCTCAGATGTATTGTTTGAAGAATCCATGACAACCTTGAACTGATCAATTCCTTGCTGTGCCTGAATTGTTGCAAGTTGTGGTGTTACTTGCGCTACAAATCTTGCTCTAGTAGCAGGAGTATTTTGTTCAAATATTATTCTTGTTGCTATATCTGATACAATTCGCTTAACTTCGAGAAGCATTCTTCTTACATTAACTCTATCAAGCGCAGATCTTGCCTGCTGTAGTGTTTTCTGTCCGAAGATGACAAACCCTCCGTCAGGGAAGTTTGCAATGGGATTAATCATTGCCTCATACATAACATTCCGATCTTCAGCTGTAAGTCTCACTTCTGTGTTAAGCACGCCTGACAATGCGCCTCTATTAAATCCTGCTGGAGCAAACCATGGATAAGCAACTGCGTCATTGTAAGCAAGTGCACCCACTGCAGCAATTGATGCGGGAACGTTTACTGAAGCTCTATTAATAGGATCTTCGATAACAACATCTGGGAAGTAAGTCGCCACATAATTGTTATCAAGAGCGCGTCCTTCGAATTGCTCGACAGACCTTCTAACATTTGGACGTGTGGTGGCATCATCATACAATCTTGTTGTATCGTCGTTGTATGCCGGCATATCCATAATGTAAATTGCCTTACTATAATCTCTTGTTAAGTCACTCAAGTAGTCTGAAACATAGGCATCTCGTACGCCAGGTACAGCAATTACATTTACTCTAGTCGCCATTGGGTCTGTAATAATCTCTGCTGCTGTTCTATAAGAAGCTATGACATTATTTTCCTTTGCAGAACCAGGAGATGAGCCTGTTGATAAGTTGATATACCCTAACGAATCACCTGCAGCTTTTCCACCTGTATCAACAGATGCTGCTTTGTCATTCATCATTCTTTGATCTCTATCAAGAATGTTCAGGCCGTCGAAACCTCCGTAGAACATGTTTGTAAATTTCATGTAATCTGTAAATCTATTAAACTTAGTTGCAGATCTTGCAGCTGCAAGTGTTGCAAACGTAATTCTTCTAGGGTTTCCTGCGCCGTCTCTTATTGTGTACTGCGGTGTCACTAGTCTTCCATTTCTCATGTAAGCAGCTTCACGCATATGCTCACTGACTGAGCCTGTGAAAATTGCATCTACTTCTGTATCAACAGCAGTTGTAGCTGCTGTTGTATTGTTATAGAATGCTACTTTTGCAAGTGTAAACTTATTATTGCAGAATAAGTCAGCGCCTGATCCTGTAACAACAGCATCTAGCTTATCAATTCCTAAGAATTTTGAATATGACTTAATCAGTGGATTGGGCGTAGATGAAGCGTTTGGAACCAAGACTGAGTCTGACAGACTGCCTGTCAAGGGAACTCTTTCAAATTTAACACCGAAAAAGTACCTATTGTCAGCTAGCTCTAGCGCGCCTGGTGCGCCTGTAAAACCAGGAGACTCAGACTTCAAAGCTGCATTTCTAGTAGCCTTAAATCGCAGCGGAACAGGTGGGACAATTGAATATGTCAGGGTCTCTGTTCCTGACTCTACAAATCCACCCTTTTCAGGCGATCTAGCGAGGCGTCCCCTATTAGACGTTCCAGGAAGCACAGTTGTATCATCCCTTAAGTTATCTGTTGTTTTAAGAACAGGCAGACCTCTGAAGCCAAACGGCAGGGCATCTTCTGGCACCTCCCCATTTTCAACTGCGTCAGACATTTTAATTCTAACGTATGCAGATTGATTGGGTCGTTTTCCTGATACCATCAGTCTCTTTTCTGATGCTGTCTCTGCATCAAAGTTATATGATATCTTAAAATCTCCAATTCGTGTGCCCACATAGTCATCGTCGCTAGGGTCAAGTGTGCAAAGAGGATACTGCTCAAGTATCTTCATATTTGTGTCTGTATCTGTAAAGTCTCTAATAAGAACAGTAAACGTACCAAACTTACTCTTTGGATTAGTTGATCGCTTAAGATTCGAGATAGATACTTTTACTTTTGCATTTCCTGCTACGCCATCATCAATCATTTCAAAATGAAACAAGTCATGCTCATCTCTACCGTAGGGTTGCGAAATAAACGATGTTGTTCTTGCAGCTCTGTATCTTGTACTAAACGTTCCATACATCTTATAGAACGGCATTGTTGTGTCACCGCTAGCATCAGACACGCCAGACGATCCAGACAGAACACCTACAGAGCCGGCTGCTGCATCATATTTAACTCTTGCCAATTCACTTTCTACTGCAAAATCTGCATAAAGCAAGTGCTGCTCTGCATGAAACCTATCTGGGCTTGTGTTTAGAATTTTTCCGATGTAATGCTTATTCGATGGGTCGAGAGATGCTGTATATATTCTAATCCCAGGAAATCCTTCATGATTACTAAATTTTGCTCCTGAGCCTGATATTACCAGCTTAAATGTTCCGCCGTCCAGTGATCCATCGTCAGATGCTGTATAGTTTGAAATTATTGCTAAGTCTGATGGTGTTTGTGTGCCTGCATATTTTGCATCATGTGACATCACTTCCATTCTTGCACCAGAAGCCAGCATAACCATTCCACGAACTAGCCTGATGTCAGTCGATGTGTCAAACGATACATTGTCAGAAAATATTGGATACCCTACTGACTCGTATGAAGTTAAAACAGTGTGCACAGCTGATATAAACTGTACTCCGCCCTTGTATCTATGTCCGCCTGCGCCCAAAGAGCCTGCTTGCTCACTTGGCCAGACGTTGAATCCTGCATTCTTTACTGTCCCTTTAAGAACTGTTGCCGCGATGTCAGTTGAATCTGCATTTGCGCCGGCGCCTAACACTCTGATGTAAGTCAAGGCAGTTCTATGCCTGAGCCATTCATTTACTGCGTATGGGCCAAACATTTCTGTGTCAAGCGTCCCAAATCTTCTTTCAAAGTCGGCAAAAGAGCCCACCGTAACGGGCACAAATGCTGGACCTTTTTGTGCTGTTCCAATGACTCCCGCAGGGACGCCTTCAATTTCTTTTGTTCTCTGGGTCAGATCAACTTCTGTTTCGAAAAAACCCGGAGATCTGAAAGTCTGTTCTGCCATCAATCTCTCCTTAATTACCTATATAACTATCACTTTAATGTTCAAACATCTCATCATTAATTATTCTTGTTGATCTTCAAGTTCACCAATTATTTTAGAAGAAGCAACAGTTTCACCAGTCCTCACATTACGAGATTTTATTCTTGAGAACTCTGTTTTTGTGCTAGAGCTAAACGGATTCTGCACAAAATTTTCTATTACAGCGCTTGTTTCGCCTCGTCGAAGACTATTTTCATCAATAGCTGTTAAGTCTGTCAGTACATGCCTAGTAACTTTTTCTTCATTTGTTTCTGGCTGATAGTTAACTACTTGTGCATTTGCATCTTGATATGAAAAGCTAACAACAGGAGCAGACGTGTATGTTCGAACTAAATTTGGCAGACCTGGGTGTTTAGGATTCAAAATATAGCCCGGAATTGTAACTGAAAATGTATGCTTAATTATTCTTTCTGAGTCTGTAAAATCATCAAGGTTTGAGCTATTTGAAAATGTGCCTTTGAAAAAAGCAACTAATTCATACCCACCATTTGTGATCATTGGAATTTCCTCACCTTGACCGGTAAAATTTACCAACAAAGTTTCAATCATTTGATTCGCTTGCTTCATGTACTGGGTCCAGAATACAATATCATAATTAATTGCAACAAACTCAGGATACGGCACTTCAATTATCTCAAAAATGTTCACACCCAAATCACTTTTTAAAGCGATATCAGCATCTTTAGAAAAACTCATTGATTCATTCACGCGTCGGGTACCAACTGTTCCTGCTTTTGTCGTATAACCACCTGTAAGACCTGTATTTTCTAATAAGTTATTTAATGATGCAACATTTTCCTGGTTCTTTATTCCCATTTTATTGACAACATTCTGAAATTTTCTATCTCGTTCGCTTAGTCTGTACTTGACCCGGTAACTTGATTGCTCTCTAAAAGAAATTGCAGTTTTTTTATTTGCTTGACTTGGTGAAAAGTCTATATCAGATCTCATTATTGAGATGATTGGCAGAATCAAAGCATTGTCTCTATCACGTATTGGATTTTTTCTTCTAGTCAGTGCAAATCTTTCGCCGGCTGCAAAAATAACAGGTACTTTTTGAAGCTTTCCTTTGTGACTTACTTCAAAAGAAATTTTCTTATCGAATAGTTCAAAAATTGCACGATCAATATCTTCTATACCAATTGAGGGTATTGTGAAATCTTCCGGAGAATTATTTCCATCAAAGTCTCGTATAATTTTTGACCCTTTAGGCCCAGGAGCTTTTGGCATTTCTAATCCTCATCATAAAATGACGAACCAACACCTGTTGAGTCGCCTCTAGAAGAAACTTCTTTTGGACCAGAAATTGGATCATCTAGAACACCTCGCTTTCGTAGCTCTCTAACATCACCTGTTTCCCCTTTATTGTTGTGCTCATAACCTCGTTGTTGAACAAACGTGTCTTGGACAGCATCTGAATCTGTGTAAGCTTCTGATGTGGGTCCAAAGATTTTTGACAAGAACTGGCCTTTTCT